AATAATGTGGGCTTGTATTTTATTTTCTTTTGGACTCTCTTGCCGTTTTCTATGCCACGATATAGCAGCATATTGCCGTAGCGAGAGATGTTTGTATAAAATTGCATAGTGAGTATATTATACCATAATTTAGAAGGTTTGTAAACCTCTTTTTTCAGTCAGAAACGGTGGGGTAGTTTCCTACCCCCCGCATGAGTTTTGTATCACTTTGGACTTAAATAGATATAACGCTTAACCAAATTAGTAACGGTCCTATGCCTACGCATGCTGCTGCTACTATTGTTGTTATAAACATATCTTTTAAGGCCTTAACGATGTCATGATTATCAGCCATGTAAGCTTTTAATTGTGTCATGATTAATCTCCGGTAAATTAAATTATTATTAACCTACCAGGTTTCGCTAATTGAGAATCTATTCTTGGATAAATTCTTTCTTCTTTGATGTCCCAGTAGACCCTATGTTGATCTTCCTCGGACGCTGTTCTTCTGGGATTTCTACTCTGGCATTCACCACGAGAATTCCATCCTTCAGATCAGCCCCATCTATTACGACAAATTCAGAGAGTCGGAAGCTCTTCTCAAATTTGCGGGATGAGATACCTTTATACGCATAATCACGTTCAACATCATCTGTTTTACCCGACACTTTTAGAATTCCGTCTTTAACCTCTACGTCGAGATTATCCATACCGAATCCTGCCACAGCTAGTTCTATGATGAAATTTTCTTCATCTACTCTAACAATATTGTGTGGTGGGTAGTTATCAGTTCCAGTTCTAGCAGAATTGTGAATCCTTTCTAAGTCTTCAAACAACCCGTCAAAACCGACGAATAGTGAACGTGGTACGTTCAAGTTACTTCTTACCATAATGTTTTCCTCCTATATATAGCAAGGTTATGAGAACCGGTCCAATACCGCATTCTTCGATTATATTTATACGAACAATTTATTTAGATCGTATAAATAATAGCACAATTATGAAAAGACTATTTAAAAAATTCCACAAACTTATGAAATCCGGTCGAATTAATAAAATAATAAAATTAAGTTTTTAATCCTGTTTAGTATTTCCAATATTATACTTCGGACATAGCTCCCACTGAGATTTCTCTTTAAAAGGTATTACCTTTATTTGCCTGAGCGGTGCTGTGTCCTGGGCTTGGGCTGGTTTTAACATTGTAACCAATCCCCAATCAGATAACAAAGTAGCAATTGTATTCCTACGTTGTATATCATTCTCTATTAAATTAGATGGCTTACCATCCAATAAGAATAATTCTTTAAAATGTACGATGAAGTATCTGCCTTGCTTGTGTAATATATGGCAAGACTGATATAGTTTTTGATCTTTGCGTGATGCAACCCCAATACGGGTGAGTGTTTCTCTTATCTTGAGAAAGTCATCTGGTTCGTTAAGAGTGACTTCTAGCATATCTGCCGGAACCCATTCTTTTATTTCATTATTTTCTTTTTCCACCTTTATAAATCCTATGTTTCAATTGTTCAATTTGGTCCGGAGTGAGGAGGGATAATACTGATTTTGCTTTTTCATTACTATATCCATAATTTTCTTTAATCACTTCCAAACTTTCGACTTCCGATGGTTTAACCCATTTAGAAAATCTTTTTTTCTTTCTTATTATATTTATATAAAATTGATTCTGAAGCGCGCTATCTAGGTGGTGATTTATGTTCATTTCATTCGCGTATAGAACTGTATCTCTAAAATGGGATAATGTTCTATTTACTAGAAAGGGTTGATATGCTTTCTCTGTTTCTTCATCTACTATTAGATTCTTCTTAGTAAAGTTAATAGCATTTATAAAATCAAAGGGATTCATTCTTATAATAACTTAACTTGGCTTGATACTTTTTAAGTGTTTCATATCCTTCATCAACTACTTCATTTAGCTCTTTTATTCTTTTTTGGGCTTCAGCTAATTGTCCTTGAAGCTCTAAAACATTATCTTGTAATACTTTTATTTGTATATCTTTTGTCATCATTTAATTTCTACTCCTGCCATTATTTCGGTTAAACATGCTACAAGATTTAATTCGTGGTCAGCCACAAATGCATTCTTGTATTGGTAATCAGCTAATATAAGAACTAACTGAGGTATTGATTTCGGATCAATATATTCGTACATATTATCATACAATTTTCTAAAGATGGAAGCTGGTTCCGTATCCATATTATCTGCGACCCATTGACGCATACGCTTAAAGTCTTTGTGTTTAATATGAAGCATTAGATCATTGATAGAAGTCTCGCTAACGCTCACTAAGATACCTGTATCAATGTGTCCGCTGGTACTATAACGTTGTAATTCGTTTAAGACTCTACGCCAATCTGGCATATGCTTCATAATAAGATCAGCAATTACCTGAGGATCGTATTTGATACCTTCAGCCTTTAGAATATATTCCACTCTTTTCATAAAGTCAGAAAGTAGAGGAGGCATATCCTTTTTAGCTATATTAAATTCTATAACCGAACACCTGGAGTGTAGTGGTTCTATAATTCTATTTTTAAAATTACAAGTAAGAATAAACCTGCAGTTACCTGAGAATTCCTCGATGAAACCTCTAAGAGCAGGTTGGGTGGACTGGGGGTTTAGATAGTCTGCTTCATCTAAAATCACCACCTTGTATCCACCCGAGAGCGAAACAGTACTTGCGAACTGTTTAATTTTATTTCTAAGTGTGTCTATATTACCTTCTTCTGATCCATTAATCAATAGGTAATCTAAATCTAATTCATTACAGAGTGCCTTTGCTACAGTTGTTTTTCCCAGACCGGCTGTTCCGGTTAAGAGCATATTGTGTAGTTCACCTCCGTTAACAATATCCTCGAATGTAGCTTTTATATGGGAAGGCAGTATTACATCTGCAATAACTGATGGCCGATATTTCTCGACCCATAAGAATTCATTCATTAAAGTACCTCCCAACCAATTACTGTATCAGCAATAAAAGATCTCCAGGCTTCTTTATCTAGAGCCCAAGCTGCAATCTGATCAGAATCAGATGCTTGATTGTTTATTGTTGGCTTTACATTATTTGCTTCTAATATAAGCGGGTTGAGGGTGCAAGGCATAACTCTTATTTCATCTGAGTTTACCTTTTGAAATGTGACCGTGACTTGGCCGTTATATAAAGCTTTGATAAGCTTTTCTTTTTCATTTTTATCCATTATATAATCCTAATTAAGGTTAGCGGGATTTGACCCTCCCGCAATAGGTTTTTGTCAAGCTTAGCTTTCGTCTGATGACTCTTCTGAAACTTCTTCAACCTCAGGTGCATCTTCAGCTGCCGGTTGGCTAGCTTCTAGGAATTTTACTACCTTCCCTCTTAGTGCGCCAATTGACTCAAGCTCTGCGCCTTCGAATGCTCCTCTTTTCGAACAAATATCAATAATTGATACGAAAGTTTGGATATCTCCGAGCGAGAGTTGTACAGGCTCTGCTGCTTGATTTTCTACTGCGTCTGACATATTATTTCTCCTTTGCAAAGTAGACTAAATTGAGAGGCCGATAATTCGCACCTCCACCATTATCTCCATAATTAAATGGAGAATTCTTTTCATGCATATATTTATACATTAAAACTTGTTGATTGCTCTAAAGCAACGAAATATTCCACTGGGAAATTTAGGTTCTGCCAATGGGATATCTTCTTAGATGATAACGAAACAAAGTAATCACCAGGGATTAGCTTTAGGTTACCAATGTTAAAATCGAAATTAAAGTCACTTGTTACTTGGTTATCCGATTGGACATTTAATGTAAAAGTGTTACTTGTTGAATCTTTTAAATCGAATATTACAGCCTCGACTGAACCATCTCTACCAACTAGGCTGAGATCTGAATGTCCTAATACAGAAGATGCTTGTTTTAATTTAGCTAATATATCTTCTGATAAGGTAACACCAACATCTACCTCTGGCATATTAATATCTTTCTGAGGTGTTGTAAGTATTTCAGTGTTTGAATAAAAGTATTGAACTTGCTGAGCTACGCTGCTACCACCGCTAACAGTTAGATATTTATCTTTGAAATCCAGTGAAGGAGAATCAATTAGGTTAAGCACAGAAAGAAATTCATTTAGATCATATACTCCAACTTGGTTGGGAAAGTCTTCGACGATTTCTGCCTTGGCCATTACGGTTTTAGATTCAGATATTGTTTGTATCTTTTGTCCTGGTTCGATTACCAGGTTTGGGTTAATTGTAGAAAAGTTTTTTAGTACTTCTACTGTATCATTGGATAATTGCATAATATATTCCTTTTTTATTTAATGGTACCATTATACCATAGTTCGTGACAAAAGTAAATCACTATTTGTAAAAAATGTGGTCATTAATAACCACGGTTGATTCGAGGTAGTCATTCCAGTAAGG